TCAGAAGTATTGATGGCGCTCAAAACTGGAGTAAGATTGATCTCAGCAACATTTCTGGTCATGCAACTAACAAGTTTATGAACGGGATAGCTAACGACGGTTCTGGAAACTGGATGACCTTACAGGGTGAAAGCGGCGGTCGGATCTACTATTCGACTGATGACGGCGCTTCTTTCGCAGCCTCAAGCCCTTTTCAGATCGGGCGAGGGCAAGCTATTGCCTACACAAACAATACTTGGGTCGTAGTGTATTCGAGACAATCCAATATTCAAGTTAGATGTGCAGCCGCTTCTGACATTACAACTTGGAGTTCAGAACTTGATATTACCCCTCCAGTTCCTCACTTAACTCAAGACGGCCAAAAAGTAAGCATTGCCTGCGCTAACGGCAGGTGCGCTGTTGTAGGTCAGGCTGACGGAGATGTTGCTTACTTTGACGTAAATGGAACAACTACACCCACACTAAACACTGCGTCTCAGATTACCTCTGCTGAATCGTCAGATAGCATTTTTGATGTTGCCACTGATGGAACTACTTGGCTGATTTCGTGTAAGGATGGAGATATATACGAAGCCGCCCACTCTGACTTGTCAAGTTGGACAAGAATCGTTGATGGGTTTCAAGCGAACTCGGGTGGAAGCAACGTAGCAAACAGAGAAAAAGATTTGGTCGGCATATGCGCTGACGTAATTTTACCACTTTAATGGCTTGAATCTAAGAGGAGTTAGACATGGCTATGACCGAAGAACAAGAGCGTAAGCTCGCTATTATCGAACAGAAGCTGAAGGAAAAGGGCGTTACTATGACTCCAGCTCAAAAGGCAATTTTGGTTTCTAAGGGCAGTGCAATGATGAACTTTATGTCCGGTGAAACCGGTTCATCAAGTAAAATGCCAAAAGACCCAAATCCAGACAAAGAGGCCGGTCCTGCGAAGGATTTACCCAACTTTCCTCGCGATTTAGCACAAAATCCAGAGGCAAAGAGGCAAAAAGAAATGGAGATGCAAGAGGAAAAAAGGCGTCAGGCAGGAGCCCGAAAGCTTGAAGAAGCCGCTAAAAAAGAAGACGAGGCTTTGAACAACTAGATGGCTCTGTCAAAAACCAAGTTTGAGGATGCATTTAAGTACAGAATTGTGCAGGAAACTGCATGCGACAATTCTGCAATTGTAAACGCAACTTCAGAATCTGGATCTATCTATGCGATTCACTTTGTGAATGGCAGTAGTGCTGCAAGTTTGAAAGTATTTGATGCTGAAGCAGTTACACTTGGATCGACAAACGCAGACATGGTTTTTAGGATTCCAGCAAGCTCTACTACCATGATTGAAATTCCAGATGGACTTCCTTTTACCTACTTGAGTTTCGCAGTAACTGCCAACCCAAATCCATCAGATAACACCGCGCCAGCTGCTGGCGTAAACGTAAGGTTTTTGGTTCGATAATGGCATCTGTTACAACATCTGCACTTACCGAGTTGGGCGGCAAGTTCGTCCTCAACAGAGATGCAAAAGGCTCTGATCAGGATGTTACATCTCAAAAAAATGTTTTGAGTGGAAGCGGAACTATCTTTCTTATTGAAGTAGACAATGAAGCAAACTCATCTGCAGTTTTTCTCAAAATAGTAGATTCGACTACGGCGACTCCTTCTACATCTACCCCAAACGGTGCAGGAACACCTGACCACTGTTTTATAGCTCCTGCTCACACAAAAATGTGCTACTCGTTCCCTGCAGGGTTGGCACTTTCCACAGGTCTTACATATTGGGTGACAACTTCCAAATCACTGGGAACAAGTGTAAATCCGAGTTCAGCCGTAATAGTAAAAATACTTTGTGCATAGAGAGTGAGGAATGTCGAACATGGAACCGGTAACTTTGACTGTAATCGCCGTTGTTGCGTCCTTAGGTGTTGGTTTTGGCGCAGGATGGGGTCTGAAGCCTGATGCTGGTGCGAAAGCGATTGAGGCCCAAACAGAAGCGATTGCTGAGCTCAACAGTGGTAATCAAGAGCTGGTTGCCCAAGTCCAACAAGTTGCAGTCACAAACGCAGAGAAAGAAGCGTCGATTGCTGACAAACTAACTGACGTTCCTCCACCGTGTGTACCAGATTTGGGAGGAGACCCAATGTCCATGCAGTGCATGTGGGCACTCTGCATCAGAACTGGAGAAACAGATAGGCAACGATGTGAGCCTGCAAAGTTGACTGACCAGCTTCTGAGTTCATATAGTTGTCCTGAACCTGAGTGATTGGAGCAGACATGGAAATGAAAGACTTCGCAGTGCCGGGAATAACAGTTATTTTTGCTGCTGGCGTATCGTTTGCATCATTTGAATCTTCTGCCCAAGAGGTCGAGGAACTCAATGACCGTTTGATTGCAATCGAATCTAATGTCGGTAAGCAGGAGGTCGTAGATGTTAAGATTGAAGGTATTGAAAAGCGTCTGGACAAAATGGAAGACATTGTTCAAAAGATGCTGGACATTCAGCAGCGGCAGGCTGTCAACATCGCACAAATCTGCCAAGCAACCAACGCCAACTGCAGTAGTGGTAACTGATATGAGACCTGAGATTCTTGATCACGCAGCCTCTCTCGGACACACCGTATTCGAGAGTGGTCAGTACAATCTAAACATTATTGGTATTCGCAACGCTGATCATCAAGCCAACCGGTTTGATGACACCATCCACTGTGTGTACAAGGACGAGGATGGTGATTGGATTCACAAGTCATGGCCATGCACTACAGAGCCGGGAAAGTATTGGCTTGAGAATCCTACTAATGTCAACGGCACCGCAGTGTTGGTCCCCGGTCAGTATCGATCTGTTTGGAAAATCGATAAGCACCAAGGCAAGTATTACGCTCTGTGTCAGCGAAACGGAACCGTGAAGGTATATCGTGACGACAACCGTGATGAGATTATTGACTGCGACCCTGACACGATCACTGAAGGCTTTTATGGAATCAACATCCACAAGGCCGGTGCTCACTCGACTCAAATCGATCGGTGGTCCGCAGGATGCCAAGTCTTCGCAAACGAGTCAGACTTCGATGAGTTCATGGTTATTTGTGGCAAAGCTCGTGAGAAGTGGGGCAACGCCTTTTCATACACTCTGATTCTCGAACACGAGAAAGGCTCTGACTGATGGAAGCGTTGGTCGACTCACTGTTAGCAGACGGCCACCTCGGAGTATTCGCGGCCTTCTTGCTGTATCAGTTCATCATGATGCAGAAGCGTCTAGATAAACTGGTCAGTGGGTTTCAAGGGCAAGTAGACCAAATGCGTTCTGAATATAACGAGAGATCAGAGAAGATGAGAGAGCGGTACGACGACGTAATCAAAGAGTACAGGGATCGTGAGGACACACAGTCTAAGGACTTTCTGATCACGAGAACCAAAGTTCACAATGACATTGTAGCGAAGCTTGACCGTATACTGGATCGAGACAAGTAGGTTGAGATGGAATGTGTTGTACAAGAAGGGTCTGACTGTAAGCTCGATGTGGGCTCACCCATTCGAATCTACGATGAAAAGCCTGTTCAAGAGGAGACAAAGTCTGTGTCAAACGAAACAAAAAAAGAAGCACCTAAGCCTGCCCCTGCACCAGTGAAGGCACCTGATCCTGTTCCTGAGCCTGCAGCAGCGGCTGTTGAGACTGTGGCTGCTCCTGCCGTGTCAGATCTTGTCGAATCCGTCGGCGTCTCTCAAGACATCACAGCGGCTGCTGACGCTGCTAAGTCACTCGGAGGTGACTATGCCCCTATGGTCGCGATTGCATTGGCTGGTATGGCCGTTGCCGGTGGCTCGAAGGCGTGGAGCTACTACCGTGATCGCGCTGAGCAGAAGCACGAACAAGAGATGCAGAAGCTTAAGATTGAAGCACAGTCACAAGGTATGGACGGTCAACAACCGCCACCATGCCAAGCAGCCAATCAAAAGATGCAGGCTGAGTTGGACGAGCTAAAGTCAAAGCTAAGTGCGGTCCAGAAAAAGACATCGATGATCTCTGCAGACTTCGATGGCGAAGATGTCGAGCGTCAGATCAAGCGGATGAAGAAGCGCATCGATGAGTTGTTTGAGATCACAGACCAGAAATGATTGTAGCTGCTCTCGTATTCTTTGGGACTCTGGTGATACTCCCTGCGGGTATTAGCTTTGCTGTGGAGCGAGAGGGTAAGCAGAAGGCGCCCAAACCAACGCCCGTGGAAGTTGTGCCGGAACCAGAACCCGAACCAACACCTGAACCAGAAGTAGTGGTTGAGCCTGAACCGGAACTAATACCGACGACTGTAGTTACGATTGCACCGAAGTGTGACGACGAAGAATCCATCGTCCGACTCCGAGCAGCCACGTTCAACTTCTTGTCTCAGGTGAGTGATCTACCATCCGACATTTCGTTCAATGTCATAGACTGCACAGAAGAAGGCATGGTCGACATCGAAATTGTTGAGGTTCCGAAGTAATAAGCCTAACCCCCCACCCGGTAGGAATCGCCCATGCTCGCGCCCCGAGATGGGGACAGACGATGTGGGTGGGGGGTCAGGGGGACGTTATTTTCCTGATGGAGCTGCTGCTACACCTTGTGTGGGTGCGATGGCATCGTTCAGCATATCCAAAACGCGCGACAATCCCTCTGGAGGCCCGTCGTCTCGAGCCACGACCTTGACGTCGTACTTGGCGCTGTTGTCGCTGCTACGGCTGTTCTCGCTGTGGTTGGCGACAGATCCGTGCACGGTGACCTCACAGGAAAACAGACCTGCGTTGTACTTTGCTTTAGCCGTCAGATCGGCTTTGCTGTCAGAGGTAGTCTTGCTTGATGTCGACGACTTTACCTCCATGGTGAACCGTACCTCTGCTTCTTTGACCGAAAGCGAAGGAGTGTTGATGATGGCAAGCAGGGGGACCTGAAGGTCGACCTTCTGCATCGTCGTGTTGCCTGCAGCGTCTTGGACTGGCTTGTTGAAGCCGAAGTCTACGGTGCGAGCTGACAGGTTGCCCTTTCCGTCATCGTTGAGACCAACGTCCTTGATGAAGTCACTTGATGCCTTTGCAAGCAGTGTTTGAGCATTACAGGCGGCTTTGAGTGGACCACCAATCAGTTGCTCCATTGGAAGACCACCGAACTGGTCCGACATCTTAACGAGTTGATCTGCCATGAGTGCATCCCTACAATCTGATGTTGTTACTTAGCATGTAATCGATAATCATTTCATCTGTCACGTATCCATCATTACTTTCGTCTTTTGAAATAGCCCGTTTGACGGAGTCGATAACAGCTTTACGCGCGTCTGGATCGGCTGCAGCAACTTGATAGGATCGAGCTCCCGCTAGTGAAGCCTCACGTTCAATTGGAGTAGGAGGAGTCAATAGGGATTCGGGCGGATATGGCTCAGTGCGCTTCATCGGGTACGGGGCATCGGGACGCTTCATCGGGTACGGGGCATCGGGACGCTTCATCGGGTACGGAGCGTCGGGGCGCTTCATCGGGTACGGAGCGTCGGGGCGCTTCATCGGGTCGAGATTCTTGATTCTGTCTCTTTCTGTTGGGTGACTATCTAATAGACCTGTTGCCTTCTTTGATTTCGCAGATCGCCCTGCCATCCTCGCTGCCATAGCTCCAGATCCCGCACCGCCAGTCAACAAACCAGTGCTTGCTGCCAGCGCAGCTAATTCAGGGTCGCCTTCAGGGTCAAGCAACTCACCTGCAGCGTAAGCCAAGTCACCCAATGCTGCGTCATAGGGCGTTACCGAAGCAAAAAGAGCGGTCGGTTTAATAATTCTTGCAAGAGCGCGACGGAACTCATTCAGATTCTCATTCCGCTCCATATCGTCCCTTCGGACATCGATTGCATCTCTTAAAATTCGAAACTCTTCAGATTTTTCTTCGGTCATAGTCATGGTAAAAGCTTGATTAGTTGATCGTCGATTCTTGCATAACCCTCTGGGGGCTCACTGCCCTTGAAGATCAACTTCAGTTTAGCAGCGTTGCTTTCTTTTTGAAACCACGACGGGCTATTTGCGCAAGGCCTTACCATCAGCTTGCCTTTCTTCTTATCCGCAGTCAGACCCGAGATTTCCACAGACATTTCCACTTCGAGAGTGTCCACCCGAAGGCTCTGGCCAGTGGTGAGGGACTGCAGCGGGACCGGTATTCTTTTGTGTACCAGTACTCCATCTTCCCATGTTGGGAGCTCCATGACGACCATGCGAGGTGCATATACGTGTCTTCCGTCGTCATCGGTAATCGGCTTTCCATTCTCATCGACCTTCAACTCCCAAAACTCTTGGTTGGTGATTGAATCCAACTCATGACGTTCTGCAATGTCGGTCGCCGCTATAACAGCGGATTGAATCGAATGTACGATGTCGTCTAAAGAATGATCAGCCATTGTTTGAACTGTATCCGTCTTTTGCCCAACCACCGCCCTTCAGAGTGAAGCTAGTGATTGCCACTTGTTTCTTCATCTCTGTCAGGCATTGATCACAGCTTGGCCTCGGATCACCAAACGCTTGTAAGACCTCAAGCTTTTTGCCGCAGTCTTCACACTTGAAAACGTACAGTGGCATCAGCCTTCGAAGTCAGTAGGCATCTCAACCTCTTCACCGGTAGCCTCTGGCTTGGTCTCCACTGTTCCAGATTCCTTTTGAATCATCAGTGCAGCCAGTTGCTTCAGCAAAGCCTTCATCTCAGGGTCACTACCATTCGATGCTGCATTCTGAGCTTGGATTGCCTCGATAAGTTCCTTATTTGAACCACTGACATCTACCTTAACGTCGACCAGTGGAACTCCGTTCTGGTACTGAAGATCACGCTCGTTTTTCGCATCCACAAACTTAACTGCTAGCATGATTGCGTCGTCATTTTTGATATTTTTACGAATGGCTGCCTCGTATTCCATGACAATCCACTCGCCATTTGGTTGACGCAATCGGATGTGCTTAAGCATTCCCTCAACAGTTTTCCCAATTTGCTCTCGATACAATGGAGCATCGACATTGTTGAGCATATTTTTCAGAGTCCACTCTGCAGTGTGAATCTTGCATCGAAAGTTTTTGAAATCTTTTTTAGATTTCTTATCAAGACACTTTGAGGACATCTCCTCATTGAGGATATCCATCAGAATGTTGGGCTGAATAATGAACTTTCGTTGTTGTTCTGGACCAGCCTTCTCAGACATCATCACTTTGTAGGGTGAACGATTGCTTTTTGCTTCGTCAAGTAGGGACATGTTTGCTCCTTATGAGGTGAAATCTTCTTCTGGCTCTGGCAAATCGTTTGCTTGAGCTCGTTCAACTAAGTCCTTTACCTTCGTCTTCCTTTTAGATTTAGGCTTGGCTTCTTGAACTTCAATAACATCTGATGATGCTTTTGTGTTGTCTTCTTCGATAACATTCGTCTGGAATGTTTCATCAATTACATTTGGCTCATGAAAATCACTGGCAATGTCGTGCTCAACAACTGCCTTTGTCTTTGGTGAGAGAGGCAGGTATTTACAGATTCTTCGAACCACTGTTTTTCGCCACATCTCCTCGGTGTGCTTTGCCCAAGGTCCAGAGTCGGGATTGCGTGATGATTGTCGAATCTTGTTTATTTGATCTCGACGCATCACTTCTACTTGATGTCCCCCGTTTTTAAAGTGAGCAACTGCGTATGCCAACCTAAGAGGACCGGGGTCACCATCGAAAAACTGCTTGTGTTTGAGTTGTTTTCCGCCATCCAAATCGAATGAACACTCAAACTCATCCTTTTCGTACACTACCTCAGCTGTAAAATGAGACACATCCCCAGAACGGAGAACTAACTCCATCAATCCCGTGTACTCAATCCAGAGTTCAGCGTCATAAGTCTTTTTAGACTTGTTCCACATTGGAACCAGTGATGCTCGATGAAGTGCTCCGCCTGCCACGAGGTCCAGCTCACAAGCTTTGGCGAGTGCCATGTAGACTGACGTGGGACTGCACTGAACCAATCGTTCGTTCTTTGATGCCTCGAACATGGCGGTGCGGATGATTCTATCTACATCGGCTCCGTCTGGTGCAACGCTTACTAGGCTGCCCCTTTTTTTCTCGAGAAAATCGTTAAGGTGTACAAGTTTGTCCCTTGTGCTCAGTGATGTGCTCATGTTGCCTCTTTTACTCGAAGTATGCGAGTTCCGGGTTTTTCAACGACGAATTTGTCGTATAACTTTGGGTGTTTTTCTCTAAATGATTCTTTATCGAAAACCTTTCTTGGTTTTCCTAGTTTCCATGTTGCAACCCCCTGTATTCCACTTTCGTTTCCAATCTTAGCGCGTAGAATATTTTCCATCTCTCTACGCTCTCTTTCCAAGTTTTTAATCTTCTCTTTTACAGATAAAAGTTTTTCATGCAGGTCTTTTTCTGCAACTGTAGCAACCCTTGGAGGGTCATCCTTGACCCTATCATTCATCATGCTGAGCACTTTTTTACAGGCATCAGTTGCGTCAACATCTGGCGGCACTTCATTTTCAACGTGATTTTCCCACCAAGCTTCGGCTACATCTAGTATGGATTCACCCAACTCTTTATCTCTATGTATGCGGTACACTCTGAAATCATCTAAACCAAAAAGTGTTGCTATATCCCAGTATGGTGTGTCGAAAATCTCCATGTAGACGCGCATCTGTATTTCAACATCTAGAGGTACGTCAGTCGTACCAGATTGCCCCCACCCTCGCCTAAGCCTTCGAGTTTTAGCGTCCATACCAAAACGGACACCATCTTTTTCGACCATCCTGTCTGGAGTCCCAAAGATGCGTGATCGAGTCGAATGCCATGTCAATCCCTCTTCCCAAAGCTTGCAACCTTCCCCAAGATGAAGCTCATAAAATTCACATACATACTTTTCCATGACTCGACCACGCATCAGAATCGCATCGTCTATATCCTCGGTTGGATACAACCCTGTTTTTTCAGACCAAAGCTTAAATAAACTGTTTTCGAAAGAACCTATTTTTTCAGAAGAATCAGCTCCAGACATCATTATTGCTGCGACGTCTGTACCGCCCATTCCTTTACGACGTTCTTCAAGCCAAGCTTGTCGTTCTTCTTGATTCATGGTTCCTCTCTTTTGGTGAGAGTACTGAGTATCACAATGTGTGTCAACCGGCCACACCCATTATTAGACAAAGTCCTTCTATTCCGATAGTGTAGCCAAAGAAGGTGTGTCATATGGTCATAGCCGAATATCGCAAAAGTCTTCCGGGACGAAGCACGAGAGCAAAATTTGTCGTTTGGTTAAACGATGAGTTGGTTCGATTCGAAATGAAAATCAGTATTGGATACTTGCGTGATCTCGAGTATGGCCGAAAGACACCTTCTCTGCCGTTGGCAATTGGTATTGAAAGAGCCACAGGTGGTATTGTATCTGTAAGAGAATGGCCGGGCCTAAACCCCCGACTACGTTTATGATTGGAGCAAAAATGAGTCTTAAAGAAAAAGTACAAGCTATTCGATCGGCACGTAAGCCCGGTCGTTTTGTCATCCCCGGATACGACACGGTCGACGTGTTGAACACGTTGTTCAACTATTTAGATGAACTCGAGTCGACCGCATCGGAAGTTAAGTCTTTGAAGGTCAAGGTTGGTATCCTCGAAGCCAAAATCAGTGCAGGTCCTGATGGCAAGTTTGGCACGAAGGATGACAAGGTCACGTTGTCTCGAGCAAAGACGACAAAAAGAAAGGCACCAGCAAAAAAGAAGACACCAGCAAAGAAAAAGGCACCAGCCAAAAAATCTTAGGCGTCAACCTCGTCACATATAGACAGCAGCAAGTCTATGCTTGCTGCTGCATATGCTTCTTTCAAATGATCTTCTACAGCTGACTGAACAAAGTTGTGTCTGACTGAACTCACAACAAAGTCTTTGTTTGTGTCAAGAACGTTGATCATTTCATCATCTACGTCGACAGACCAATCGGAAGGTTCTTCCCAATGGCTTTCGATAGTAACGAGTTCATCTTTCATCATTTTAGTAGTCTAACTGTTCCGATACCCGGACAGGGAATAACTACGTTTTGTGACCACTCATTTAGTATGTCGATCATCATTGTGTGAGCTGTTTCATTCGAATGCGTCGAACAAGCTTTGCTCTTGACCACACAAGATGTCCACATGATATCTACGATTTTATGTAGTTGTTTTCGAATCGGGTCTGTAATGTACATGGTTTGAAAAGGCGTCAGACATAACCATGCGTAAAGCTTGTCCAGTTGCGACTCATCGAATGTGTGACCGTCATCGACAAGGTCCATCAATATTTCTCTGGTTCGCTCAATGATTTCGAATCTGCCTTCGATCTCATCCCAGTCTGACGTAAATCCACGATTGATGAAGTAATCGATACCGAAACCCATGACGCTAGAGTACGCTCCGTTGTTGCGGAACTCTTTTACTTTTTTAGCCTCTGAGTAGAGCAAAAATTTTTCGCTCCCCGGAAAGGCTCTTATTTGTTTCGATCCTTTTTTTGCTAAGATAAATTCTTTGTCTTCTTCGTCTAAATACCAATCTGTAATTTTAGTTCTGCTCTCTGCTTCTGACATCTGCTCAGTCCTCTACTTTGTTCTCTACAACTGAAGGCGTTTCAATCGGTATGACGTTGTCTACATTTATCTTACGCCAAATGTATTTACGCTCACCATACACTCGAGCCCTAGTCTTTTCATACTGAAGATCTCTCATGATATCTGCAACTCTCATTTCTGATGCACGGGTCATCTGATACTTTTCGAGTTTGAGCGCATGATTCATAATATCTGTTGTTGAAGAAGCAGACGTGCTTGTCACCAACCAGTTTTCTACAATCTCATGCCATGGGTCAATCTGCTTGAATTCAGATGATTGGTTTTCAAGTTCTTCTTGTATCTCGTTCTGTAAATACCACTTTTCACCGTTGTTGTATGCAACCACGGCCTCGGCCCACATTTGCTCTCTGTTTTGCTCAGTCCAATCAGTATCGACTGTACCAATCTGAATCGGCCAATATCGACGTGATCCAGTCTGGTCAGTAATAAACTCTGCTTTATTTGTTGTACCGCAGAAGACTGTGTGCCTTTTTAGGCTGACTGGCTGACGTGCATACGGTGCCCGAAATGTATCTTCCTGAGCAGAAAGAAAAGCTTTGGTGCTTGAGTTGCGAGCGCGGTGAATCGAATCGAGCTCTGCCACTTCATAAATCCATGCTCTATGAATCTGCATGTAGGCATTGCTTGTACCAATATCCATCGGTGTATCACAGAAGTACTCAGGGGACGCGAGGATTCGAAACGTCGTGCTTTTACGAGCACCTTGTGGGCCAACAAGGATCAGAACACAATCTGCCTTACAACCCGGCTCCATGGCCCTTGCAATGCATTGGATAAGCCACCGCCTGCCAATTTCTCTGGCTAGCTTCGTATCTTCAGTTCCGCACCCTCGGATCAACCATTCATCCATTCGTGGGACTCCGTCCCATACGATGTCTTTAAGCCAATCTACCAATGGGTTTTTACCGTTTTCCTCAGCAATAAAGTTGATTGCCTCGACAATACAATCAGTGCTGAAATGGACACCGTAGTGATTGTACATCCACGTTTTTACCCGAGTGTAATCGGTGTCCTTAAGTGGATTGTCTTCATGAAAAATCGTGTTGGTAAACTCATTAAGCCAAATCTTTTTCTTCCATCGTTTGTCTTTACCCATAATGATGAGCAAATTCGGAACAGTGGGTTTAATTTTTTGCTGACCATCCTTGCTGGTCTGCATTTCAAGCAGGCTTAAAATCTTACCGTCGACTCCCGAACTTTTGCTCTGACGATAATTCTTCTCCGCCATGTCCAACAAATCAGAAAGTCTTGGTGATCCCTGTTTCCCATCTATGATCGAATCAATATCACGCATTGTTTCCCCCCCCGTACTGCTCAAGAGGTATGCGATATGAGATTCGGTCTGAAAGTTGCTGCTTGATTTTGTTTGCGTACTCCCTACCTTGCTCATCAGGATCGGTTCCGATGTAGACTTTTAGATTTTTTGGAATATTTAGTTTTGAGATCGAAGAAAAAGCACCTGATGCCCCACCTAAAACTGCGAGTTTCATGCCCAAATCTTCGACTTCTGCAGCGCATTTGAGAAAATCTGTCAGACCCTCTACAAATAAAACTCCTTCTAAGTCGACATCCAAACCTTTAAGCATTTTTACAGCGAATCGATTCGGCATGAAAAGTCCTTTTGCTTCGTAGCCCTTGGGCCATAAGGTTTTTGGAGCAGACTCAGGGGATCGAATAGCTCGCCCGTGAAGACTAACAAACTTTCCTGATTCATCGAAAGCTGGAACAACTACTCGCCAGAGATTGCTTCGACCTGCAGGCCACCAATCCGGCCAGATGTAGTCAGATCTTTTTGGTGTGAATCGAACAACTCCAGATTTAGCCAAAGCTTTCAGATTTAAATTACGGGTCTTAAGGAAATCAATACACTCGTCATTGTTTGGAAGTTGATGCAGCTGCATACTACTTTTCCACAACTCAGTGACCTCGTTCAGTGGTGGTCGTTCACCCCTAAGCTTCGTTGGCTCTGTAGATACGACTGCACCATCTTTGATTTCTCCACTGAACCATTCAGATACTTTGTCCTTGGATTCCTTGGGGAGATCTACAAACTTCGATGCACCTATGACAAACGAAACGAGGTCTATACCTGATCCTTTTGCTCCGCATCGATGGCATGCCCATCCTTTGTTGTCGGTACGAATCCCGATCGCACCACGTTTATCTTTCGACCCTCGCTCTTTTGCTGCACAACTCGGACATGGTCCAATCGAGTTTGCCTTCATTAGCGTTAGTCCAAGTCTCTTTGCTACTTCTGTTACTGCTATACGTTCTGCTGCCTGTATCCACACGGATGGCTCCATAAGTCAAATAGGGGAAGGATTTTAGGTGGAGATCAGGTTCTCTTGATCTTCCATTTGCATGTACCGTCAGACGTTATCAAAAGGTCCATGCTGACCCCTGCGTTTTTCTTTGCCTCGTGTGCGTATCTAGCAAGCAAGTTTACCGATATTGGGTTTCGGTCTCCTTTCAATGCGTGCCACAAATGCGTATGTGATACACCAAGAACCCTTCCGACTTCTCTGTAAGAGTCTCCAAGCTCGTTGAATAAAGCTTGTAAAGCAGGGTTGGTGTCTATCTGAAATTTTTGTTGTTGTGACATGTGTTGTCTCCTCTTGGTGTTGCAACATTAGTAAACACGGAATCTCTTGTCAAAGAGAACCACTACATTTAGTGATTGTGAACTTTGGTTCAACAGACTAAAGTTTGATACAATCGATTTATCTCTGTTTCGGAGCTTGTATGACTCTCAAAGTATCTGAACTTGTCGGCACGGCAGGAACTTTTAAAATCGTAAGCGATGCGACATCTAACGCTACTGCTGAAGTTAATGTGACTGGTGGTGCAGGAAAGTTGTACTCCGTAGACATTAGCGTTGCAGGAAGCAGTGGATACTCCAACGTCAAGTTCAAGCTTACATCAGGCACTGCAACGGTTGGAACGACAGAGCCTGATCTTCAGCTCGCAGTATTTGGAGGCGGATCTGAGCGATTTGATTTTCCAAATGGACTGTCGTTTGACCAAATTACCTTCTGGTCCACAGCAGACTTTGCTACGTCAAGTACGTCGAACCCTGCGAACACTACGATCGTAACGCTTCTCACTTCTTGAGGTTCACATGGCAGTATCAACTACAACGCAAGAAAACGCACCACTGGTGACATCGATCGTAACTGACACAGATTCAGACCTTACGGTTCGACAAGCAGCTGGGGCAGAGTCAACACTCTACTTTGTAGAGATTACGAACCCAAACTCGACACAAGCAGTGTATGTGAAGCTATTCGCAGCCGCACTAAGCAACTCAGTAAACACTGCTACCCAACACTTTATGCAGTTTTATTGCCCTGCAGACACGACTTGCTACACATACATCCCTACTGGTGCGGTGATTGCAAACGGAATCTGCTACTACACTTCTAACGAAGCTGGGCCAGCAGGGAGCCTGACCGCACCTTCTGAAGATGTGACCGTAAAAATCGGTTCAACACCAACTGGCAACTAGTATTTAGATAAAGCACGTCCGCAGTAACAACCGCACTGCGGACGAAGCTTTGTTCTTCATATGCTAGAAAGGTATCTCGTCATCCGAGTATCCCCTGCTCGAGTTTTGACTCGTAGATGGGCGAGTGCCGTTTTCTGGACGAGTAAGAAACTCGACACGGCTTGAAAGAATCTCGAAGCTTTTACGCTCGATTCCGTCTTTACCCTCGTACTTTCGGCTGCGAATCTCTCCCTCAACCAAAACCTTAGACCCCTTATCTAGCCAACGCTCACAGTTTTCTGCCTCCTTTCCGAAGACAACAACACGATGCCACTCGGTATGGTCGACCCACTCATCACCCTTCTTCACTCGACTGTTGGTAGCAACGCTAAAATTGCCAACCTTTACTCCGCTTTTTGCCTCTCGAATCTCTGGCTTCTGACCTAGATTCCCACTGATAATTACCTTGTTCATTTTTTTTCCCATCGGAACTTTTGTTGTGTTGGATGTAAATCGACTCTAGGCCTGCTTTTGCAGTTCCAAGAGCCCCCTTGTGTCTCTGCGATTAGCGTCCAACCCGCTCCCCGCAAAGAAGACCCACCCTCTGAGGGGAGGGTATACGTGACGCACTTTCGATAGCCCATGGCGCGTGCGACTCTCCATGCTGCCCCATACAGAGCAGAGCATGCGTTCGGACATCCGTCCGTAGCTACTCTGTTGACTTCGACCGTCCAGCCATCGTCCAGTACTCTGTTCACCGGGCGACCAACCATAGCCACACCACGAATGACATTGTCCTCATCGGCAACGCCGATACAGAACTTGCAGCCTCGACTTGGCTTGTGATGGCGATGATGCTCATCAACGTAGGCACACGCCTCACGGAACGTCATAGGAACAATCGTCAGCTTGACCTGCTTTTTCTTATTCACTTAATATCCTTTGGTGCATGACCACTCGATGCTTCAGCAATCATGTTCTCAGCATCATCGAGCAGTAGTTCGACGGTCATGATGAACTTGTTGCACTCTACGCATTTACGTTTTCGTGCCACGAAGTCACATGTGTACCAGTCAACAACTTTTGCTACCTTGTTTACCTCGGCACCCTTTCCCGGCTTGGCTAAAGACCTTGTCGCAAGAACGATGGTCTTGGATCCGCATGTACTACAGTTCATCTGGAACGGCCCTCGATATCTTTTCGACATTGCATCCGAGCTCTTTGTAGAACCGAGAACGCTTTTTGTGCATGTAGAATAGAGCCTTGACTGCATCGACAAGGTCGATCACCACTGGCTTTCTTTTGTTTTCTGCGTATCGCATAATGCGACCTATACGCTGCTGTATTCGACCCAGAGATTTTGTGGGTGTGGTCAGTATGAGTGTATCTAGACCGGGGAGGTCTAAGCCCTCATCGGCTACAGTCGTAGCAAACAACGCCTTCAACTCCCTAGCATCAGCCAGTTCCAAGACCTCTGCTCTCTGTTTCTTGGTCATCTTACCGACCAGTGTCGCAGCTGCTATGCCACGATCTGCAGTTGACTCTGCAAGATACTGACAATGATTAACCCTATCACTCAAGACCAACACTTGACGACCATCGCTTACGAATCGCTCAACCAAGTCAAGTATCTGTTGGTTACGTTCATCACTCTCAACCATGCCTTTGATGAGCTTTGTCCACTCTCCGTCTACCTTCGGTTTCCAAAGAGTAGCGAGAAAATGCACAGTTGGTGCAATGACTCGACCTGACTGAATCAGGTCTGCGGTCTCTATACGCTTCACAGCTGCACCGAAGTGCCAGTACATGATGTCACTCAACCCGTCCGGTCGGTCGGGCGTCGCGGTCAGAGCGAGTCGCGCTTGGGCTGGCATGCCAAACATCACTGCACTGAAGGTCGATGCAGGAACGTGGTGGGCCTCATCCACAATGCACAAACCGAACTGCTTTCCGAACTCGAGCAGATCATCGAAGCGCATCCGTGCCAAGGTCTGAAAGCTCGCGATGACGATGTCTCCAGTGTCATCTTTCTTACCGTTGCCGTACATGGTGACCTTGACGTCATCACCCGTAGGTACGAGGCTACTACCGTCTTCAGTGGTGAGTTGAGCAGCAATACGATCTTTCCATTGCGAGGCGAGATCTGAAGTATGCACCAGCACAATCGTTTTCTGGTCGCAGATCTGCATGGCTCCAAGACCCATCATGGTCTTGCCTGCACCACAGGGTGCGACGATGATGCCTTCGCATCCAGCTTGATGCCATTTGTGAATGGCGTCCCTCTGGTAGTCTCGGAGCTCGATACCTTCGCGGAACATGAAAGAAGGTGCCAATCCAAATGTGGTTGCTGAGATATGCTCAAGACCCTTATATCGATTCAGGTCAATCCCCCTCGGAATCATCAAGCCACCACCCCACTTGTGCCAGAACGGAATCGTCTGGCATGCGAACACATGCGTAGGAGGGATGTCTACCCACTTGCCCTTGTCACGCAGTGACTGAGCTTGAGCGTAGGCAGGGTTGTTGCACCGGTACCGACGCTTGATGGTTTCCAAGTGGGGACTGGATGGCGGTATGAAGTAACCACCGCTCTTGACGCATGCATTCATTGTCATTGTGCTCTCTTTGTTGGTGTAGTGAGTATACTACATTTGGTGTAAAAAGGCATCTATTCGACCCCCGACATGCCTTCCTGCTCGGGTACAAAAGGACATCCAGAGGATAAACAAACTGAATGCACCACGGTCTATCAAGCGAGGAACTCACATCTCGCTCTCTTATAAATCGGTTGTTCGATTTAAAGTTGGGACATTTTTATTCGGCTCGTTCCCATCTTTCCGTAAATACTTTCTCATTTTGATCTGAATCCTCAATGTAGAAGACCCAAGAACTCTTGTTCTGGTCCCACTCGACCATGCGCTCGATTCCATCGTCATCCATAAAAAACGTGTACGTCTGACCGAATACCAACTCACGCTTTTCAGTTTCTTCCCGACCCTCAATCATGTTGATAAAACAAACGCTCTCGACCTTTTTATCTGGAGATCCATCAGTAAAGTCATCCCATGGAAGGTCGTCTTCAGATGATGCTTGGTCGTCTTTTTCAGATAGTTTTGGAAGACCGTTTGCAATATCATCTGTTGTCACGTCAACCTGCGTCTCTTCGATATCATTTTCAATCAATGTGTCTCTCTTCCTGAGCACGACTGCATCAGGGTCAATAACGGGTGCATCACCATCAAAGAACGATTCGTCGTTCGGGTGCCAACCCCACTCTCCCTTTCGCATACGCTTCTTCCAACCCAATGCCTTCATCGTGGAGCCAAGCGCAAGCTTGACCTTGTGCTGGACATCCTTGTCCGTCTCTGGTCGAGCCAAGTCGTTTCCAATAAAATCGTAGAATCGAATAGCCAAGTCCAGTGTTGAGATATGTACGTCGTCCCTTGTCAGTCGATACTCACCGGTTGTCATACGTTCAATCATATCGTCGTCTGGTTTTACTCCCGGCTTTCCTTTAGACGGATGAATCGTTGGGATGTCCTCACTGTAATCATCAGTGACCCAGTCAGATTCATCGTTGACTGTAGATTCCATCTCCACGGCCTCGTCATCATCAGGCTCTTCATCGATAAAACGAACCGGTTCCTCTGAAGACTTAGGCTCTTCGACCTTAGTGACATCCTGACCAGACATCTCTCCATACTCTTTCGATGATGCGAGAAGCCCCAGCTGAACATCCTCCAGTGTAACCGACTGTGAATACTGACCGGCCATGTATACCATTACATCTGCGAGTGTTCTCTTCGTCACTTGGTTCCCATATTGGTCGAGCAGAAACTCTCCCTGCATGTGGAAGAAACGGTTCACCAGTTTTGGATCGAGTCGAGCTGCTAAGAATACGCTGCGAACTCCAATGGCCCTGCTAATCTTTAATGTTGTCTCTTGTTCCATTTCACACCTCCTTGTGTGTCGTTGTCATTACAAACAGTCCCTGCGAACGCTAAGTACAGCCTCTACTTCGAGCGTATTATTTAGACGCTTCCACTCTTGATTCCGAATCCGGTCCTTCGCTACGCGCGCCAAACGATGCAGCCCTTGCTTCTGAGCTTCAATCATTACTTGCCGCACGTCGTAGCCTTCACGTACCAGTTCTTCCCAAGGCACTCGCCTCTTGTGGAATCGTTCATCAGTTAAATCCATCACTCACCTCCCGTCCAGATGGCTTCGCGGGATCGCTTGCCACCGGTCTTGCTTTCGTTTGATTTGGTGACCAAGAACGGCTCGAAGGGCAACCATGTGGCGCCTTCGTTCTCGCATACGATGGTCTGACCCTTTCGGGTACGGCACCAACTTGCCAATCGTTCGTAGTCAACATTCCTCTTTGTGTAGTACTTGCCCATCACTTGGTACGGCGGGTCCACAAACCATGTGGCCTCGATGTCCGGGGCGTCTTCAAAGTCACCGCAGATAACTCGCCAGTGCTTGATGCGCTCCACCTGCGAAGCTACACGGTTGCGAATAGCCTCACCCCAGAACTGACGAGCGTACCGTGGCTCTCGACCCCACGCAGACATCGTCTTGTTTGGTACGGCACCACCCTTGGTGAGCCAGAAGCCGATGAGCCATCGAGCCTCTTGGCACACTGGCAGGTCGTCCGTGGACTGTCCCGGTTCCAGTAGCGGCAGCCGAAGGATGTCCTGCTCCCCGGAGCGAACCAAGAAGTCCCAGACCCCAGTGATAACAGGGTCGGCATCGACCAAAGTGATCTCACTATCTGGGTATCGGATTGAATATCCAGCTGAACCTGCGAATGGCTCAACGATACTTCTGTGCGATGGCTTTGGATACTTGGGTGCTGCCCTGTACTTTCCACCGTAGTACGTGAAGAAAGGACTCACCTCACGCCTCCGCTGCGACGACGTTCTTCGCCATCTTGTGAAACAGCTCAGCCTTCTTGGTCATGGTGATCAGAGCCATGGCAACCTGAGGGTCGCCGCCCGCAAACGCGAGTGCCTCTTCGCACCAGTCTCCATCGGACATCGGCTGCTTCTTCTCAGCAACGTATTGAATGAACTGCTTCCACAGTTCAACAGGGGATTGTTCTCTTACATCGTTTGGCATGTGAACCTCTCTGTGTTTGGTGTTTTCGTTATGTATCAGCATAACAGTTTAGAAGCAATATCCGAGTGGGGGGCTGATTATATTTGACCAGCCCCCCTCTCGCTTTTGTGTTTACGCCGTTTGCTTGGCCGACACACTCCGACGATGCTCTGCCACTTCACCCCAAGCATCAGTGATGGCTCGGTGAAGGGGAGAGTCGTATCCATCTGTGACTGCTGCCACATCGCGATGGTGCTCGATAGCGGCAATGAGTTCATCGAGCATGTGTACCGGGTTGTACCCAGCCCCACTGATGATCTTATTGAAGCCGTCGATCTCGACTGATCCAACGATATACTCCCCGGCCTCGTTGGTCCGAAGGGTAATGTCGTTGTCAAGGTGTACATAGTTCATGTCATTCTCCTTGTTGGTGGTTGCTCGACCCGGCCTGTCGAGTTGGGCTCTACTCATCTTTGCTGACAAATGTGAATGTTCTGAGTCCTCACAATGAGTTCAGACATTGTTTCGTTTTGCTTGTCCTCGCACTCCGTACAGAACCGTGAGTCAATCACAGTAGCTTCGCACTCTTCAGACTCACATTCTTGGCAGGCACACTCGTACTCACCCGACAGGTGGTATCGTTCGCCGCACTCTTTGCAGGTCTGAAACCCCTGCTTCCAAATCGCGTAGTCCCAACCCATCACTCTTCTCCTTCGTCCTGCGCTGGTGGCAGTGACGGGTTCCAGCTTGGTGGAACGATAAGGTCCATGACTGCCGCGACTGTGCAATCAAACATAAAGTCGTCAATCGCTTCATCCGACGAGAAGGGGCCATGCGCCTCAAACCCGTCTACTATGTTTCCGACCAAAACAATCTTTAGTGGCTCATCCATCACTCACCTCCAAACGGTTCGCCGTAAATCATACCAACGACACGATCAGTCGCATCGTTCCAACTATCGTCGCATTGATCCCACTGATGGATGAGTTGGTTCTTCACGTATTCGATGATGAAGGAACCGTAGCTATCGCTGTCAAATCCCAAGGCACGCTCTGCGTCCAGTACAATCTCACACTCCTCGCAGTCTTCGTTCGTGCAAGCGTGGTCTTCGCGGTAGACACTGAGAAGTTTGAGCGCAGCCCGAAGCACAGGCACCGTTGCCTTGCGACGGTCTGACACAATCATGTTCAGTTCACCCACAATGAGGTCTGCAACTTGCTCTCGGTTCTCTTTGGTGTTGGCAGCCATCACTCACCTCCTACGGTGATTAGTTGGTTGTTGTTGATGCGGACCAGCCCACGGTCGAAGGCGTCCTGAAGCAGGACATCGAAGCTCGTACCATGAGTGTGCTCACTCCAGTTGGGAAGGTCGCGGATGTCGAACTCGTTGTCCTCATCCTCGGCCTCGTCGAACGTGTACCAGTAGGCCAAGGCATAGTCAGCACGATTGTCTTTGTAGACGTGGTACACGGGTATCTTGAGTCCCCACGTTTGAACGCGAACCTCGAAGGCTTCCTCTGGTGGTACGTATTGTAGTGGCATCACTCTTCTCCTTTTGGTGGCCACTCGTTTGGGAATGGCAGCGGACCCGGCAGCGGGATTCCATCCTCATCGAGTTCTTGAACTTCTTGTCCCTTGGCTTTGGCAATAGCGGCCAGCACTCGCGGCAGCACAATAGTCACATCCGTTGGTCGGTCGCTGTTGTGATCCAAGGAGTATTCCTCAATCAGAACCGCGACCTCTTCGAGCACCTCCAGCAGCTCAGGCGCTGCCTTGAACAGGCGGTAGCCATCGTTGCCCAGTGCGAACCGCTGGTTTGCCTCTTCGCGTTCGTTCAGGTCTTTCTCGTATTGACTCATCATCACTCACCTCCACAGTAGTTGCGGCCAGCGTATTGAAAAACATGGACGAAGCTTCCGTCCTTCAAGGTGCCCGTGCTCATTGTGACCGGACCCCAGTTCCAATCAAGCTTCTCCATCAGAGCCTCGGCAGCAGCACGATGGTTGCCCTCGTTGTTCAGCTCGTAGTCCCACGACATGGTCACTGACCCCGCAGCAGCTGTGGCTTTGACACGTTCTCCCCGATGATTGGTGGCGCCCAAATACTTTGTTTGAATGGCTTGCATGATGTCCTCTTTGGTTGGTGTTTGAATCTTCACTATACTAAACCTTGTGTTTTTGTGGTTAGATACCACAAGATTTAGTGTAGCTTCTATTCAGTATCTAATAACATAAGTGTTGCTGTCAAGGTAAACATATCACTTTTTTCGCCGGGTATGCGGACAATAAATGTCCGATTGATGCTAATGGTGGGATAGCAACCGGGACAGATGGCTGAACGGTGGGACGGGTAAAAACGCTGTGCTGCTCTAATGTCCTAACTGTCCTAACCTTACTCCCTTTATAAGGGTCTGAGTAATAGAGTGGTATAGAGAGCGTTATACCCAGAACCCCTCTATAGGCAGAGCAGGGGGACAATGGGACAGAAGGATTGTCTGTTCTCGAAAGTGACCATTGAACCTTACTTATCATGTGACCCAACCTCGATGGAGGATAGGACAGGCTCAATCTGACCACCCGGATGCAGAATGATGTGAACCTGATACCCATCGGAAACCCAGTGGCGAGTCAGTAAACAAGACCAACCATGCAGCTGGTCAGATGTGTACCGACTTCGACCACTGCCCCCACGCAAGAAGTTAAAGACCTTCGTGGTACTCTCATGCAATACCGCAGCAAACTCATGGAAAGAACCCGGACGAGATAAGGATGACTCAAGACGACGCCACAAAATGTACAGGCGAACAGCACCAGCCTGAACCTCAGAACGAATCTTCAAACCGGTCAGGTGATTGTCTAAACTCCGCTCAAAGGATTCAATCCCACCCGGCGGGATCTCGCAAAGCATCTCACGGTTCTTCGATATCAAACGGCTCCAGCGTAATGAACGGGGAGCATCAGGGTACAAATCACTCATTTGGTATTCCTTCTGTTTTCTACTCAACGTCGCAATATATCTACAATCAGTATACTTTTGAATGGATTGATGAGCTGGATGCCTTCGGTGGACGGATAGTTCGGGCGGCCATCGAAAATGCCTCGCCAAATGTATGGGACCGTGCGATTGATGCGAGGCGCCATTTCATAGGTAAAACCTACCATATGGAGCAGGCCGTCCTGAATAGTGCTTTCGGCAACCCGAAAAAGGCGCCAGACACCCCTTCGTCGAGGGTGCGTAGGGCGGCAAGGCAACGCCACAAAAGGGGTCCAAAGTCCGAATGATGCTGCAATCAAGAGTAGATGCCTCATCCCCGGCGTGCCCCTTCGTTGTTCGCTGCTTTGCAACAGTCGATGCCCGCGCGAGCGCGCGTGTGTCCCTGTCTGATAGGGCGCGCGTGCGCGTATGGGTTGCGGCAGCTGGGGGGAGAACACCACTTCGACCCCCAGCCACCTGAGTTGGCCAACTCAATATCATCAGTAATCGTATCCGTCGATGGGGCCGTCCTCGTACGAGTCGAGTTCTGGCAGTGTGGGCTCTGGTTCCTCATCCCATGTCACCTCCTGCCACGTCCACTCGTATGCGCCGACTGAGTAATACCACTCTCCGTCCCGCTTGTGCGGGGTCAGGTAATACCGCTCGTCGTCATCGGGGTGCTTCAAGAACACGTTGCTGCCCTTGTTGTTCTCGAACCCGTGCTCGTCTATCCCGATGGTTTCGGTGTCATCGGGGTACTTCTCTGCCCACTTGTCGAACATGCGCTTCATCTTGCGGATGGTGGCGAGGTTGAAGCAGGGAGTCGCCCAGCCATTCCAGAGGGTCCCACAGTGGTATCCTTCGAATGCAGCTTCGTCGTCGAAGCAGTCGAGGGAGAACTTGGACTTGCGCCACTTGAGCGTGTCGGGCACGATGATGTCGTTAGGCTTGAAGTTCATGATGCACCTCCTTCGATGATCTGCTCAGTGGTCTCGGCTTCGATTAGTTCCATGACGCGCATGGCGCCGTCGTACATCGGACCCCATACCTCCATCTCCTCTGGGTCATCCTTGCAGTCGGGCAGGCGCTCCTCGATGTCCCTGCTCGCATGGTTGAGCACGTCGTACAGGGCGTTCGCTTCGTCTTCGGTCAGTGTGATGGTGATGTTCACTTTGCACCTCCTTGGCGTTGGAATATTTGGGTGGCGCCGTGCCATGTGATGAATCCCTCGTCAACGAGAGCCCAGACATGACCGACATCCATGTGCAGGTCTTCAAATGCATAGACACTGGATGCGAGTGTGCCGGGACCGAACCAAGACATGTCGTCCGGTGGTTGTGGCATTGAGCAGTCGGCAGCGTCGATGCGGTCAGGATGAACCACGTCCTTATGGATGGCGATGCAGCAGTCGAGCGGGTTGTCCTCGTCGAGGAAGATGAGCCAGTCGTGGATGTGCTTCTGGTCCTTGATTTGCTGCACGTAGCAGTCGGGGCACAGATATTGGTCTGTCCCATCCGGCAGCGTGTCACCGCAGTGGTCTTCCGTGTGGACCCACTCGCTGCATGAGTCGCATGGGTAGGAGACGTGGACTGTTCCGCTGTCGTCGATGTAGATTTGAGTTTGTTTGCTCATGGTGTCCTCTTGGTGTGTTGGGGCCGAAGCCCCCGGTTGGTGGTTACTGGTCGCTGTACTTAGAGATCTGCACGTCAATCAGCGCAATCAGTGCGTCGTACATGGCAGCCTTCGCCTCGCGCTTTTGACGGATACCATCAATGACCGATGGCTTGATGGCTTCACGCGAAGACACGATGTCGTCTCGCATTTGTTGCAACTCGTTCAAGTCGCGGGTGAATCCAACGTGGGTTTGGATGGTGCAGATTAGTGATGAAAGAATGTTTGGTCGCATGGTGTCCTCTTGGTTGGTGTTTCGCCGACACACAGCAGTGCCCGCACAAGTGCCATAACCCGTTGAGCAGGATTGCAACACCTTTGTTTTGATAATGTGCGCATGTTCGCAAGACCCCTCAGGCCCCATCCGCGCGAGCGCGCGTGCGCTCCCATCTGATAGGGCCGAAGGGCCGAAGCCCTACACTCATGAATAAGCAAGGGCGCCCCCGAATGCTCGAATCCAGTCCTCGCATTGTCGTCTTGGAAGCTTGTCTGCCTCAACAGTCCAGTCGATTACCGTAGAGCATACGACGTCTACTCCGCTCGCTACCATCATAGCGTTTCGGATTTTATCGAGGCTCGCGTTGTAATTGTAAAGGCTCGCACAACACACTCGGCGCCCGCTCCTAACATGCGTGATTCTATAGTCCCCACGGCTTCCCGTTATTGTCAGTCCGGGTATTGGCGTCGGACGTGCCCTAACGGTTTCGGTTCCCGTCTGATTTCCTTTATCGTCGCCTATTGCTATTTCTACGGTGTTCATGATTTTGTTTCCTTTAGGGGCTTGCGCCCCCTGTTTGAGTTTAGTGTTTGAGTTTAGTGTTTGTGGTAGTTTATTCGGTCAACGTTAGGGTCCCAGCATGCGCGGCAATCGCCGCACTTGTTCCCTTGTTTCGGCGCTGGGCATTGATTACCGCCGGGGACGTCAACGCTTGACGTCGGGCCTTGCATGTTCATTGGCTTGCCAATCATTGGAGCGGATACCCGGACAACGAGGTTGTCGGGCCAGTCCCCCGCCATCGCCCTCGCCATCTTGACCATGGCGACCTCGCGGGACGGCGCCCAGAAGTTTACCCATGGTAGCGCGCGCGCAACGGCTACCCATTGCAATACGTGCTCAACGCTTTGAAAATCTCCACTGTCATGGATTCGGAAGTATGGGTCATTAGGGTCCGTGTAGTGCCCTACCAGTTTGGTCATACCTTCAACCCATTGTGGGTTGTGTAGCGCCTCAAGTCTACGCTGCAGTCCAGCTTTTACGTCTGGATAGAGGTAATGGCCCTTTAGAGCGTAGCAGGAAGCGCAAACTGAACCCGCCACCTTCGCGAGTTTAGCGCCGAGGATGCAAGCTTGGGCCGGTAGTGACGTGGAATAACCGGGCATTTTCGAGGGCTTGCCAAGACCTGACTTGTGACCGGTTACGAGTTTAGCGGTTTTTAGGTTCACGGTGTTCTCCTTTGTGATGATATCCACTAACCCAATAATACACTATGGGTAGTGTTTTAGGTGTTTTTTTTAAAGATATATGAAAATCATATCTTCAAAATCAGCTGACTCGGACCCTATCACCGCGACAACCGCCAGCCCGTCCCGCGAGCTCAGAGGTACATGCAACGGAAACCCAAACCCAGACCCATGCAGCTGCGTTGCCTGTCTGAT